GTTTGTACTGGACTTGTGAACGGATACCAACTTGCTCAACCAGAACCATAGAGTCTTTATGACCCATCAGGCAGACACGAGCAGCGCCAGAACCACTGGTTGTATCGCAGTTGCTAGATGTGAACACGGGGATACCATAAAGGTTGCCGATTTCACCATTGCGGATCGCATTGCCATCACCCACAAAAGCCTGCTCAGTGTAACGGGCAAGACCCATCAACGTGTTACGGCTTGAAGGAGGAATGATGAAGAAACGACCATCCATAGGAGTATCGTTGTCGTCCAAACGCTGAATAGTGCGACGAATGGCAGCATCGGTCAAAGCAGACTCATTGTTGCTACCAGCAACGTAGGCTGTTGTACCATCACCACCCACAAAAGCACCAGTTGCGTAGGCGTTTGTTCCCGCACCACCATTAGAGGAACGACCCAACTGAATCAAGTCTGTATCGACTTGTTTAGCCAAGGCATAACCTGCGTCAGAGGTGTAGAAGTTACGCATAGAGTTCAAGGCTTGCGCTTCAGCAATGTCCTCGATCAAGCGGCTATATTCATAGTGCTTGTTGATAGAAACTTGAATCTCAGATGCTGTGTCAACAATCAAGGTAACTGCATCGGTAGCGGTTTTGGCAGAAGCTGAACCACGACCAGGGGCTGGAATGTGAACTGTGTCACCCTTCTTGCCCTTGAAGTTCATCTTCATAACCAAGTTCGCTAGAACAAGGTTTTTCTTGTAACTGGCAACAATTTCATCACTCCAAATTTCTGGAATGAACGTTGCTGCGGTTGTTACTGTGGTTGCGTTATTGGGTGCAAAAGCTGTATTAGCCATAATTAAATCTCCAAAAGTTAAATCTTACCTGACACGACCTTCTTGGTATGCGGTCATAATTTCATCTGAAAGTGCCTCATACCGATTGGGGTCTTGCATTTTTAGCCGAATAAGGTCAGCCCTACGATAAACTCGTTTTGATGACTCTCCAGAACCGCCTACATCTACCCCCGCTGCCTTCAAATTCTGCTTCCGAGTGGCTTCTCCAGCATCACTCGATTGCTTCTGTTTGACAGAGCGAAGTTCCTTGTAAGTCGATAACAGTTCATTGGCTGAATCATAGTCGAATTCTGCATCAGCTTTCTTGAACAAATCAATCCGTACTGGGCTAGATTTAACCCAATTCGTAAAGTCCTCATTTTTAGCAATATCGCCAAAATCAGGATGCTCACTAGCTAACTTCTGCTGAATTTGCGCCCTTTTCATCTCTAAAGTGGCTTGTCTAGCCGCAATGATGTCAGGGTGACTATCAACTGTCCTTTGAACTGCCTTCTGTGGATTCTCAAAGAAGTCTACTTCAGGCTCTTCTACTCTAGTCTGTTGTTGTCTAGAACTAAGGTTCTGTTTAATGAGTTCATCAGCTAACTTTCTGACTTCGCCTACTTCTTGTGCTTGCTTACCAATGAGCTTTTCAGCCTCTTGGTGCATCTTCACAATCTGGTCTAAACTTTTGTGCCTGTATTTATCAGGAAGTTCAGACTGATCTTCAGCTTTTTGTGAAGTCTTCTGCTCGACAATGTCAAACTCACTTAACTCTTCTTTTTCGTTGTCAATCAACATACGTTTCCTTTTTCCTGCCGTTATCGGTTATAGGAGATTCAACTCGGCATAATTGCTTATGAGTTGAGTTTCTGCTCAGATTTCAACTTGTCGGTATGACTCTTTCCAAATTTGGCATAAGCCGATGGAAAAGAACCAGACCATCCTTCAAGTCTAAAAGCTGGCGCAGAGAGTGAACGTGTAGCCAAAGCCCCACACTCACACTTCAAGTTCGTTGCCTCATAAACAACAAACTTTTCTGTTTTGTGTCCGTTTTCACAGACGTAATCATAAAATCTCTTCATAAGCTCTCTCGCTGATCTCTTTAAGATTTTTCAGCCAAGTTAGGATAGAAAGTTCACCTTTTTTGAATTGTAGGTCTTTCTCATCAGAAACTACAGAGATATTATTCAAAGATACTATTATTTTGTCAATATCTTCTACTAAATCTTTCCACCCTTGGGTAGACATCATCTCAAAGCGTGACTCATAGTAGTCCTGAAGTTCTTTGTTCATACGTCTTCAGAACCAGCGTACTGGGTGAAAGTCTTCAGAACACCATACATAGCGGGGATTAAATCACCCTCTAGGTCTTCCATGTTGATGTAATGAGCCTGTTGTTGGATAGAGGGCCAACCCGCTTTACGGGCTTCCTCTGTCGCATGGATTTCCACTTGAACTTGGATTTGGTCTTTAGTGCCAAAAAAATTGGTAATCCTAGCGTAAGCCTGAGTTTCAGACTGTCCGTTAGTTGAGTTAGTTGCGGTAATTTTCAAAGCCATAATTGCTCCTAGTTAAAAAGTCATTTCTGTACTGCGGATTTGGCACACGACCCTAATTGTAGTACTCGCTTGCCCTGTGAATGTTACTGCCAACCCGCCATTGGTAGTGTCTGCTGTTACTGCTATCACCCAAGTGGATGCCCCTGCATCTGCGTATGTTGAGGTGACTGTTGGTGTTCCTACTAGGGCTGTACTGGCGGCATTAGCACCACGCTTGATAACACCCTCAATCTTCCACCCTTTAGTGTTACCACCGCCTGTTACACCTGCTACTACTTCTCCTGTGAAGAAATAGGCTGAGTTGTTTGGGAGGATTACTTGGTTTGTTGTTCCACCTGCCGCACCATCAGATGTAATGACTGTTGCAGTTGCATCTGTAGTTTGTTTGCCAAGAATAACTAATGCGGCTTGAGAAGAACCTTGTGTTGCACTTACAGGCTCAAAACAAGCAGGGAAAGCAAAATTTCCAACAATACTTCTTGTTGTTCCTTTTCTTCCTCCAACAATTGAAGAATTTGCACCATTTGCTGTATTGTTATCTCCACCACCAACAAATGCACTAGCGTTTGATGCTGTATTTGATGTTCCACCGCCAATGGTAGATAAAACACTACTTGCAGTATTATTCCATCCGCCACCAACAAATGATGTTGTGCCACTTGCTGTATTAGCAAAATAGTTACCAACACCATCTGTTCCACCGCCAGCGACTGTAGAACCTGCGCCAGAAGCAGTATTTTTAGCACCACCTGCTACTGTTGACCACGCACCACTAGCCACATTCCTGTTACCAGCCGTTCCAGCATCGCCACCACCGCCAATAAAGGAATATGAACCAGTTGCCTGATTGTTTCCACCACCTACTACGATTCCGTGAGGGGTGTAGAAACTGAGTGTTGCTGTACCTGAACCTGTGGCGTTTTTGCTAAGTGTTAATGAAGTACCTGATATAGCGGCAACATAAGTGTCGGCATCATTGATATATGTGCCTGATATTTTTTGACCAACTTTAATGCTTGCATTTGACCCCGACAATGTAACTGCTGTTGTTCCATTCATTGTGGCTGATTGAGAAGCAATAGTTGAGGCTGTTGTGCCTGAGTTTTGAGAACCACCTACTACTACGTTGTAGACACCATGAGCAACATTGGTGTAACCACATCCAATAAATGACCAGCTATTACCAGAACCTGCTCCAAAGGTTATTGTGTTGTTATTTCCACCACCAATAAATCCATAATTAGCTTGTAAATAATTACCAGCACCACCAACAACAGCGCCATTTGAATAGATAGCCGAATTTGATTGTCCACCACCAACAAAATTGTAATTTCCTTGAGATGTATTGTTAAGCCCGCCAGAAATAATACAACCTGCGCCACTGGCAACTTGTGCTGCCGAGCTTCTACTTGTCTGCCAATCCACCGCATTAGCACCACGGGCATTACCACCTGTTGCTGTGGAATCTGTTTGTTGAGCCTGTAGCGCACCAGTACCTTGAGGCTGAAGAACCAAAGGTGCATTGGCTGTTACTGTATCCGAAACATACAGTTGGTTGTTATATTGGTCTAGTCTGATAGCCATTAGAAAGTTACCTCAGTTGTTTCGGCCTTGCAGACCCAGCGAATAGTTGTACCAGCCGCACCTGTCACAGTCACAGCAAGTCCACCATTCGTAGTGTCAGCAGTTAAAGCGATAACCCACGCAGTAGCCCCTGCTGTTGCCGCCACTCGGTTAATTGCGGGTGTTCCAATCAGCACAGTCGAAGCCGCATTAGCACCTCGCATGATTGCACCTTCAAAAGACCACGAAGCACCATTAGCCGCACCTGTTACGTTAGCAATGACAGAGCCTTTGAAATAGTAAGCAGAGTTGTTGGGTAGGATTACTTGGTTTGTTGTAGATGCGGCTGATGTGTTTGAGCGTAATACAGTTGCAGTTGCGTTTGTAGTTTCAACACCAAGAACCAACAACGCGGCTTGTGAACACCCTTGTGTTGATGCTATTGGGGAGTTACAAGCAGGAATTGCTTGCATACCTTCAATACTTCTGGCAGTGCCATTAAATCCGCCTAAAATAGCAGTGCCTGCGGTATTTGCTGAGTTACCTGCGCCGCCACCTACAAAAGAATAATTATTACTTGCTGTATTACTTGAACCACCAACAACAGTTGAACAATATCCATTAGCAGTATTAGCATATCCTGCACCAACAAATGATGAAATGGATGATGCTGTATTACCTGCGCCGCCACCACTATAAGAACCACCACCAACAACTACAGAACCTTCACCTGATGCCGTGTTTCCAATACCCCCAACAGCAGTTGACCATTTACCCGTTGCTTTAGTAACAAATCCACCACCAACTGTTGACCAATCCCCAGAAGCCACATTACGATTAGCCGCAGTCCCTGCGTCGCCCCCGCCCAAAATAACGCTGTATGCACCAGTGGCCTGATTGTTGCCTCCTCCTACCACTACCCCGTGAGGAGTGAAGAAAGATAGAGTAGATGTGCTTGAGCCTGATGCTACCTTTGACAGAGTAAGGGATGTGCCACTGATAGCGGCTACATAGGTTTCAGCGGCTATGCTAGTTCCCGTAATGTACTGACCAACTTTGATAGACGCATTACTTCCTGAAAGCGTCACGGCTGTTGTGCCGTTCATCGTGCCTGATTGTGTGGTTACGGCAGAAGCAGATGTTCCTGAATTTGTAAAACCATTGCCAATAAAATTAAACCAACCTGCAGCAGTATTTGATTGACCGCCCGAAATATTGGCGTATGTGCCTGAAGCATTATTTAGATAACCACCAGAAACAGTAGCTTGGTTGCCTGTTGCATAGTTATTCCATCCACCAGAAACAACACCAGCAAAACCACTTGACCCGTTGCTAACACCGCCGCTTACAGTGCAATATCCGTTAGTAGATAAGTTTTGAACACCGCCACCAATAACTGAACCAGTACCACTTGCTACTTGGTTTGCCGCAGCACGACTGGTCTGCCAATCAACAGCATTAGCACCTCGTGCATTACCACCAGTAGCAGATGATGTAGTGGCTTGGGCTTGTAGCGCACCTGTGCCTGCGGGTTGGACAAAGAGTGAGCCGTTAGACTCTAATCCTATTTTACTTGCGGCTGTACTTGCAAAAGATAGCGATGGAATATTCCAAATACCCGCAGTTGTGGTTGGTACATAAGTGGTTGCAGATGAACCAATTTCTAATTGACCACCCCAAAAATAAATGCTACTTGTGCCATCACCAGCAAATGATTGGTCGCCAACTGCAAAGGTATTGTTAATTTGCCAGTAAAGACCCGGCACACCAGTTGATGGAGCAACACCAGTAACTGTACAACGATACCATCCACTACCAGCAGATGTAATTGTTGCTGAACCGCTTGATGTGCTAACAGTACCCGATTGCAAATCAAAAACAGAGGCCGCACCTATGCCTGAAGTATTGTTTACAAATAAATACCTATATCCATTTGCTTTAGCGTAAATACTTGATGTGTATGTAACACCACCATAAAGCGTTAATGTTGTCGGATTTGAAATCCTATGTAAGCCGTTGGTTACTGTTGGAACAATGTTTGCCGCTGTTGTTGTGCTATCAGGGGCAGTAACTGCATTATCTGTTGCGGTGATATTTGCGCCACCAGCAGTCCAAGTTCCGTTAAATGTTTGTGAACGAGCAAATAAGTTATTGCCCGTTGTTCTTAATAATTCTGTCTGAGCAGTAAGCGTAGTAAACACACCTGTTGAGGGTGTTGTTGCTCCTATTGTGGTGTTGTTGATTGTGCCGCCTGTGATGGCGACTGCGTTGGCGTTCTGGGTTGCCATCGTGCCATAAGTGGCAATCGTGGCTTGTAGGGCAGCAATAGCGTCTAAAACAGTCTGAGAATCACCACCCGATCCACTCTGAATATTGTGGACAGTGCGTATCTTCTCCGCTACATCAACAGGGACTACCTCTCCTACGTTGATTTCTCTGCCATCAGATAAAGTTATTACCAATGAGCCATCAAAGTCAATCTTGGCATCTGTTACGCCTACACCATCAACTCCATCTACCCCATCTCGACCATCTTTGCCATCACGCCCATCTTTACCTTGATAGCCGTCTAATCCTCGGTCGCCTTGCTCACCTTTAGGGCCTTGAAGTCCTTGTTCACCATCTTTCAGGTTGGCTACTTTGGTCTGAATATCGTAATTAAGAGAGTCAAACTTGGCTTCAAAGTCAGATTTAATCTTCTTTAAACCAAGAATGACCATCTCGGCACTCTTACCAATGGAGGCTTGCTTTTGTTCCTCAAGATGCTTCATAGCCGCTTTTTGAAGCTCAACAACGGCACTCATCTGCTCATCAGCAGACAATCCCTCAAGGTTTTTCAGAAGTTCCATTATTTCAGTTCCGAAGTGATGCGGTCTAGGAAGGCTTTTTCCATTTTATCCGACATTTGCATCTCTACAATCTTGGACTTGTTCTTAATGTCAGCCTCTTTGAGCATCAATTCAGCAATCTTGACCCGTTTGTCAAACTCTGCGGGTTCTCCACCAGTAGGAAGGTTCTTGGTCGCACTGGACAACACTTTAGCCTGAATCTCTTGAGGCATTAACTGTGTCTCAGTCATCAACTTCTGCGCTTCAGCACGATTTTGCTCTGCTTGGGTCGTCTGGACAGCAATCTGAGCCTGTGCCGCTTGCATCGCCAACTGTTGTTGTGCTTGTTGCATCTGTTGTGCTTGTGGATCAACCTTGCTCATCTCATCCAACATCTGAATCAACTCATATCTGTTAGACAAAGATGAATTAGCCATGATTCCCTTCAGAATTACAGGCAAAACAGGTGTATTTGGGCCAAGAGTCTGGAGTAAAGAGATGAACTGTTGTTGTTCATGCTCACGAGCGATGATACCAAGAGCAGCCGTGGGTATAAACTTCATGTCAACAGTAGGATACCTCTCAGGGTCGAACTGCATATAGCGATATGCCGCCTTCATAATGAAGGGAATCATAAAGTCTTCTTGGAAGTTCACCAAGGTACGCTTGTACTTCTTGATAATCGAGGCCACAGCCATCGAAATACCGCCTTGACCCGCATCTCTGGACACGGCAGACACCATTCCTTGAGAATCCAGAGTACCCGTAGCCTGAAGGAGCATACGCTCAAACTCTTTGGCAGTCGTCAGGTTTGAACTATCTGTATTACCGAACTTAAACGGGAACAGAATCTCATTGGGATTGCCGTTTGTCAGGATTGCCTTGCCTGGTTTCACCTCAAACTTAGCACCACGAGGAAGTCTTGTGGCATCCATTGCAATCATGGGGCTAGTTGTGAGCGCAAGTGAATCTAAGTGTGAACGAACTTGGGCATCTATGGCTTTTTGTGAGTTGTATGCCTTCTCTACAGTACCTCTACCGAGCAGTCTGTTAGGCACAGTATCGTCTTGATAAGCCAGAATTGGCCTATCTTTCATCATGTAAGGGTTCTTTTCTGCTTTAAGAAGCACGTTATCGTTAGCAATCACGATAATCGCCTCAACCAGATCAGAATACTCGTCCTGAATAGAGTCTTCAGGGAACAAATCTTCTACTTCTGATTCATTCTCCAGTTGTTCAATGTACTCTCTAGGGACTAAACCATAGTAAGTTAGAACTTTAACCTTGTCGTCTTCGTACTGAGTGATCTCTTGGGTAGGCTCTAGGTCGTTATCCATAGAGTCTGTACCGATTTCTACCTTGCGATAGATACCATCCTCTTGACCTTTAACAATCTTGTGGATAGAGACATACTTCTCAATAGCCACGCCCATACAGTCATCAATAGATGTTCCATTAGGGTCAAACAAGAAGTTTCTAGGGTTAACAGGAACAATCTTCACACCAATGCGGTCTTGTTCTACCACTCCAATAGCGGCTTGACCTACTTGACCAGGTATCGGTTGGGTACTGGGAACGTAGACTTTCTCTGTTTTAACAATGATCTCACCGATTCCCGTCCCGTATATCTCAGCCAACAGCTCAATCTGGTCAATGGACTTGCGAATCTTGTCAATCTTAAAGTCTTCCATGAGTTGTGCTTTGATAGCGGCAACGTCTAATGGATTGTTGTTTACATCACGAATATCGTCTTGGATGTCAAAGAACTCACCCTGACCAAAGATAGCTTCCATGATCTCGGCATGGCGGGTTTCTACGGCTTGTTGGGTAGCGGGGGTTACGATTCTTGAGCGTTCAGATTCACGGGTTTTGTCTTGGATGTCCCACTCACCATTGAAGATGCGCTCGTACTCCAGCCAGTCAGACAGGTGGTTAGTGTCCCGATAATCTCGCCAGCGGTCACAATGGTTAACTACAAAAGAGACTAACTCTTTGTCTGAATCTGTCGGCTCTTGGAATTCCATGATATTACCTTATAGTGTCGCCAAAAGGGTCTTGATATTGAATATTCATAGGC